GTATCGTTCACCCCGACCTGGAGCCTGATCTCCGTGCCATCAGTTCTTTCGTACCGTCTGAGAAGTATGGAACAATGACACCTTGGGATGGTGAGATAGGTAAAATTGAGGACGTACGTTACCTGGCAACCACAATCATCGAACCCTTCTTGGGTGGTGGTGACTCCGGTGGAAGCAATGTACTGGAGACCGGTGGACAGGCTGATGTGTATCCGATGCTGTACCTGGCCCGTGATGCCTATGGTATCGTGGCCTTCAAGGGTGCTAATGCCCTGACCCCGATGGTAGTGAATCCGAAGGCAAGTGATTCCGATCCGTTGGCTCAGAGAGGACACGTTGGTTGGAAAGGTTATTCTGCAACAATCATCCTGAACGACTTTTGGATGGTTCGACTGGAAGTAGCCGTATCCGATCTGTCGTAATCAAGCAGTAGTTGGGAATGATTCGAGTCTGTAGCAGCTATAGTAATGCAAACAGAAGAGACGGCTCCTATGGGGGCAAAGGGTTAAAGTCCCTGTATCCCAACTACATTTTTTAATAAACAAGAATGCCCCGGTCTCGGCTATCCCCCTGGCTGGGGCCATTCTTATTAACTTATTTATTGGAAGGAATAAATAGCATGGCTACAAATTACATGGGAATGAAGAACGAAGATCTCTATGCACTCATGGAGAAGTTTGAACTGGACAGGGGAGACTACATGGCCAAGTCAGCTGATGGTAGTGCTAATGGCTCTCTCAACAGAAAGAAACTGCAAAACATTCTACGTCTGATAGATGCCCAAACCGGCAAGTCCGAAGAGGTCACTGCTATCAAAGAAGACGGCGAGGTTATTAAACACGACCCGTCCAAGAATGGAAAACTTCACAAGTCACTGAGTGGTATGATGGTAGAGATTACTTTCTACAACTCTGATGAGAATGATCTTCCGTATGTGCAGATGGCCTTGAATGGCATTGCTCTTATCATCCCCCGGGAAAAGAAAGTGTGGATTCCCAAAGAGTTCATTGATGGTGTTCTACAGAATGCTATTATGACAAAGATGAAAATGGACGTGGGCATTGATGGAAAGATTAGATATATACCCAAAGCAGTACCACGATTTCAGCACACAGTTCATGACATCAAACATATCGACGTGCTCCGTAAAGAGTACGACGAAGAAAAAGAAACTAAAAAATAGGAGACTATCACACCAATGGCATTCACAGCAAATGACTATATACAAGATGCTGCTGGATTGTACGGTGACACTGCCTATGACCGAGTAATTGAGACAACCTGGATCAAGCACTTGAATGCATCTATTCGAGCCTTGATCCTGGTTCGTCCTGATGCTGGGGCACAGACGGCTAACCTGCAGTTAGTGGCTGGTGTCTTACAGGACCTGCCCTCAACAGCACTCCGGATGCTGGACATCACACGGAACATGGGTGCCGATGGCCTCACAGCTGGAAAGATTATTACCCCGGTTGACCGTAAGCATCTTGACTATTCAAACCTCTTGTGGCCTGCTGCCACTGGAGACACGGAGATTGACAACTTCTCCTATGACAAAGAAAACCCCAGAATATTTTATGTAACCCCCCCGGCCAGTTCAACTATTAACGTATACGTAGAGATGCAGGTATCACAGCTGCCCACGGCCGTGTCAGATAGGGGTGATGATCCTGGTATCAATGATGTATTCTTTGAACCCATTGTGCAGTATATGTTGTACAAGGCCTTTGTCACAGACGATGAGGGTGTTGAATTTCAGAAGGCAACTATGTACATGCAAAACTTTTTCAATTTACTCCAGGTTGAGATGGCCGTAGCAACGGCAGCTGGTCCTGAGAGGAAGGAATAATAAACTATGGCAGCAACAGCATCAGCAGGATACACACTGCTAAACGATTTTTTGGCAGAGATGATGCAGTATTGTAATGGAGCACCGGGTATCATGCTGAGGATTCATTTGATAAACTCAGCTATTGACCTGTGCAACAAAGCTTTGCTGCTTAAGAAAAGCCCTTCGCCCATACAGTTTGAAGAGGAAGTCCACACGTACACAATGAAGTATCCCCAGGATAGATATCGTGTTGTTGCTGTAGACGAGATCAAGATTGAGGGGTATGGTCCTCTTGTAAGAACAACGGAACGAGAGATGGACTCCGAGTTTGCTAACTGGAGAGAGACGGCCTCATCCAAGCCCACAAGATTCTGGCTGACCGACGACACCAACACGATTCGTATCTGGCCAACACCGAAGGCAGACGTTGACATTGATGCCAACATCCAGTCCATTGTAACATACAGGAGGGGTCAGACCGAGGTTGACGAGTTTATCTTTGAGAAGTGGCACGAGATCATTCAGGCCGGTGCACTGGCAAAGGTGTTAATGATTCCTGAGGCCTCTTGGTATAACCCCCAGGTCGCCCAAGGATTTTCACTCATCTTTAGTAGAGGAGTACGTGAAGCCAGGAAGACAACACTCACAGGTACCGGCAAGTACCCGGGCCGTGTAATACCCCAGGACTATATGGTCATGGGATCTAATAATGTTAGGAGTGGATCATGGGGATAAAATTTACAAATAATGCAGAGGGTACTCTAACGGCCGGTCTTGGTTCTGGTGACACGACTAATATGACACTGACAGCCGGTGATGGTTTACTCTTTCCTACAGTAGTGCTTGCCTCGGGTGACTATTTCTATTGCACCCTGGTTAACTCATCCGGTGCCCGGGAGATAGTACAAATCACAGAGCACCAGGACGGCACAGATGTGTTCCAGACATTTGTCAGGGAACAGGATGACACCACGGCTCTTGGCTTTTCAATCGGCGACAAGGTGCAGATAAGGTTGCCCAAGGTTATTCTTGAAGAGTTTATTGCTGACATTGCTGCCAACCTGGCAGCTATCGAGTCAAATGATTCAGACATTTCTGCTATACAGGCCAAGTCAACAGCCGATGAGCAAGTGCTCTATGGACCATCCGGTCTGACGATGTACATTTATAATCCTACTGGTGAGATACCCGTAGGGTGGTCGGCCAAGAGTGGCCCGGCCGATTGCTTGCTGGCAATAGCTGGTGGATCACAGGCCTATAATGTGGCCGGTGAGAACACGGCAGGATCGTGGACACCCTCAGGGCACGTCCACTCAGGCCCGGCACATGTGCACACGATGCCTACTCACGTGCACTCTGGTCCAAGCCACACCCACACGATGCCTACACATGTACACACAACCCCTGGTCACACACTTAGCGCAGCTGAGATGCCAGCCCATACTCATGTTGGTGATATTGGGATACACGATACTGCGGCCGGGTGTCTTCGGGCACCCACTGTAAACGCCGGTGTGAGGGTGTATGCTGGTAATATAACCACGGGTGCCGGGGCTGCTGATGCCACCTATGGCACGACAGCCAGTGCAGGTAGTGGTGGTTCCCATGCCCACGGTAACGCAGGTGCCACAGATCCTGGTGACACCAATGCCTCAGGCACAGATGATACAGGTGCGACAGATCCAGGCGACACAAATTCCAGTGGCACAGACAACACTGGATCATCCAAAGAGCCAAGTACGGACAGGCCCTTTGCAGCCGTCGGACTTTTAATCGAACGAGACTAATCACTGACAACATAATTTATCAGTGACATCATAAATAAATAAGGGGGAAAATTATGAGTAGTCGAAGAGAAGATACGTGCAGAAAGAAAACCTGTCCGTTCTGGACAAGGTACAAAGACAACTGTCCCAACTATATGGAGATCCCGTGGGAAGCAGATGATGGTGGGAAGTATTACACTGACGACTGTATCCCCAAACGTGGAATGCTATTACAGTTAGAGGCATATAACATGACCCTCGGAACCAGACGTGACTTCAACAAACTGGGTAATGCTAACATCGAAATACTAAAGATTGCTGCACAGAGAATCCCAGGCATGGAAGTTATTGAAGGTGACTTCAAGGATCAAAAACAAATAGAGGAACCAAATGGCAAAGATACAGATTAATGAGTTCAAGGGTATCATGCCGAAGATTGCAAATGATAAGCTGCCAAATAGCATGGCTCAGATTGCAGCAGACCTTAAGACTGCATCTGGGGAGTTGGTGGCTTATCGTAAGTCCACGTCGGGTGTATCCCTGGGCCTGAGTGCGTACCAGACTTTCTTCGAGTACCTTGAGGGTGGTAACAATCACTGGGTGTACTATAATGCCATCGTTCACTGGGTGAGATCACCCATTGCTAATGACTCCTTTGAGCGTATGTACACCACAGGATCTAATGCCAAGTACAAAGCATTTGTCAACGACATACAGGGTGTGGGTGACTTCGACTTCACCACAGATTTTTATTACCCGGGAGCACCGGTAGACAGTGCCTTAACAGTTGGTTACACAACCAGTGGCACTGCAAAGTACCGGGCATACTTCTTCACTCACGTGAGCAGGTATGGTGAAGAGGGGCCACCGTCAGTGATAGCTGAGACGGTAGATGCTAATGGCACACCCGATTGGGACGGAACAGAAAGCCTGGTGCTGGATGGATTCATTGAACCGTCTGCAAATGATGAGCACCTTAAGACAGTGATTGGTGGCAATGCCCCGGCAATCAGAATCTACCGTACATCTACCGATGGCACAGGATCTACAGCCTTTCTTCTTGTGGCAGAGATACCCGTAGACAACACTGGCCCAGCCAGCACTGCATGGGCATCTTACACATTTACAGATACTGACGATGATGGCTTT